TTATTCATCATCAGCATGGCAGCACGGTATACGCTGCCAGTGGTTATTTTCGATGCGGAATAAACCTTCTTGAAAATGGATTTGCTGCTTATGTGGATAACGGGTTGGGTAGCCTGACATGAGGCTAAATTGTTTATTTTGCTCGAATTGCCGTGTACTCGGCTGATACAGATAATAACGGTATTGGGGGTCGCCTACTTTCGTCCCCATGTGCATGACCAAATCAAAGTAGCCATCATAGTTTACGTCCATGTAATCCACCATGTAGCCCTGTGCGGTGAAGCCTTTTAATTGCTGGATAGTGCGGTTTGTTTTTTGATCAATGACATCAATCTGGGTAATGTAATTTTGATGCCAATCTTTGTCTTGGAAACCATAGAACACAAAACGCAATAATGGCCTATTACGTACGAGAATGGCGGGTGAAAAAAGAATGTCTTGTTTGGTTTGTGCGCCCACGTCTTCTATGCTGGCGTTGAACGTATTGGTTTGGACATCAAGGCTGCCTGAAAGACGGTATTCGGGCGGTGCATTTAAACCAAATTCAGGATTAAATGATGCTAACGCAAGGTTTTTGCCCTTTTGATAACCTTCAATACCGCGGCTATTTTTGTGTTTGAGGAAAAACAAGTTGCCGTTGGGGTCCCATACGCCGGTGCGCAGGGTAAGAAAATATTGGCCGTCTTCAGAGCGCCAATCCCGCCATACATTAACTATGGGTGCTGGCGCTAGGCGCGTGCTCGGTGGCGAGGCGGCGGCCCAGGTTTTGTGATGTGCGAACAGGACAGAGCTGGATCCCACAATCAATATCAATAAAGCATGCGAGACACGCAGCCACATCATGCATTTGCTCCTTTATTACTTGTCAGAAAGAAGATAGTGTAATGGCGCGTCAAGGATTTTTTAACAATAATTGACCTTTGCCCCTAGACGATGGTTTTAAAGGTGCCTATGGACATTATTGTGCAACTACAAACGGGTTTAGCTATGCCCGTTTAAAGTCAGTTTGATTTTTGTAAATTGTGAACGCATAGACGGCCAACTTGCGCATGATTGCTGTGATAATCACCATAGTTGGTTTGTTTTTTAGTTTAAGCCTAGCAATTAATTCAGGATACAAGTTGTGCGAATAAGCAACCATTGCTGGCATGTATAGAGCAGTTCGCAAATCTGATTTACCGACCTTGGAAATGCGCATCTTCCCATTAACTGAAGTACCCGACTGGTGCGCTTGTGGATTCAAGCCAAGGTATGCAACAAGCTGACTTGCTTTTGTGAACTGCTGACTACCCAAAAGCACAGATAAAAGCACGGCTGCTGATGTTTTACCGATACCAGGCACAGTTTCTAAGCGCTTTCGTTGTTTCTTAAATTCAGGATACTGATTAAAAAAATCATTAAGCAGTAATTCAACTTCAGCTATTTGCTGCTGAAAATGAGCAATATTGCACTCAATAACGTAGCTTAATGATTTAGGTGTTTCAATCAACTTGGTTTGTTCAGATGCCTTTTGTCGCTTTAAACGAACAAGTAAACGCATGATATTGCGAAGCTCAATAATAGAATGGGATTCTGGATACCAACGCCGAGGCATCATGATTTGACAATATTGTGCAATTGTCTTTGCATCTTGCTTATCAGTCTTATTTCTCACCATTATTGCTTTGCTGAAATGCTTAATTTTAGATGGATTCTCAACAGAAACAACAAAACCTTTTTCATGTAGAAAAGTGGCTAAACTTTGCCAATACGCGCCTGTTGCTTCCATACAAACATGAATCTGGCCAACATCATTCATTAACAAAGTTTTCGTTATCCAAGTGGCCACTAGCAAAAAACCTTGTTTATTATTATCAAACTTGCTGAAAAATTCCCCTTTATCAGTAATCAAATGGCAGTCAAATGTGCACTTACTAATATCAATCCCAAGGTAATGCATTGTTTTAACCTTATATACGAAATCAGACTGGCTGTTTCTAGATAGTGTTCAAATTTAGGATAGAAAAAACCGCTGTCTCTATCTTCTTTCCAGCTTTAAAAGCTAGGCTGCACTTTCGAGATCAGCGGCTTTGGTGTGAATAGCTAATTCCCACCCCAAAGCATTCAGATTTAAATGCTTTAAGTTGGAAATTTAATTTGCAGTTCCAGGCGCATAAGTTGAGGGCATAAGATTATTGTCTGGCGCTTTGCTATCCAAACGTGTGACCTGGGAATCTTGAGAACCAGATTGACTAACTTTACTTGTATTTTGAGACTGTGGATTAGATTCACGAAATGGGTCAAACGGCAAACCATTAGCAGCATACTCAATACACTTTGAGTTGGTAACTTCTTTTAAAGGCGTAGCTTGGTCGCTATAACACGTACAGCCACTCTTACCACCTTTGATGCACGCTGCTATACGTTCATATGATTTAACAACCCTAACACTGTTATAAAGTGGTTTTGATTGTGGCTGACCTTCCATTGTTGGCTCATACATTTCTGCAGTTAATGGTTGCGCCTGAGCTGGCTGTGGCGTTGGCAGCGTGCCACTGGCGACACTTTGAACCATATCACCTGTAACAATGTTGCTGTTTTGTTTTGTGTGCACTTGAGCAGATTGTGTAGGCGCCGCCTTTGCTTGAAAGCCTTTATAAATTTTATAGCCCATAAATCCAATCAAGCAGAGTAAAAGAGGCAAAACAATAAGCATGACGCCAATCACATAAAACCAGTTTGACCTTTTACGCTCGCCAGCAATATGCGCTTCAGCTGATTTATACAGCTCAAACACATTTTCATTGATTTTATGTGTCGATGAAATCGCATCCTTGGCTTGCCCCAACGGATTATTGGCACAATAAGCCCACTCAAGGCGTGTTAAACCGCCCATTTTGTTAGCTGCAACATGAATATGACGATTAACTGTTTCACGCAAGTTAACATCAATAATCTTAGTACCCTGCGTAATAAAAAACATATCAATCGCATAATGGCCGTGAACATTCAAAAACAAAACGTTATCGCTCATTTTTGCGCCGTTCGCCCGACTTGGAAAAAGGTTCTGCACTTCATCATAAGCAACAATGGCACCTTTATTTTCAGGCCACTTAAGCCAAACATGCATATCTTCCCAAGAATGACCCTCTGGCGGCTGCTCATGCGGTAGTAAAAGCCCATTGATATTTGAGAACAGCTTGCGGCCTTTATAACGCGCATCATTTGCCAGCAAATCGACGACAAAAGCAGTCTTACCAATGCGCGGTTTACCTGTTACCAATACAATTTCAACGGCCATTATTTACGCCCCAGTACTGTTGTTAATTTAGACATGCCTTTGAACGTCACGATAAAAGTCATCATGCCAAACAAAATGTTTAAAACCACACCGCCACCGGACATGTAAAACAGTTGCAACATTGCTTCGGGAATCAATGAAACCCATTCTTGAATCTTGTCTTTGAACTGACCAATCAACACGTCAAAGCCAACATAAGTAATCGCAGTAAGACCAAATGCAGCCACAATGCGACCCACTACAGTCATAAAAAACGGTAATAAAGCGGCTAGAAATTTCATTACACCCCCAGAAAATCAGACAAGCGGGAGCACCCGCACCCCTAGACACTTATTTCACGTACACGCACGCGTGCACATAAAATAAGCGCCTCATAACTCAGAATTAATGGTTTTAATCACGAAGAAAGCAGCGACCAGCCAACCAATTAAAATAATCCAACCACGCAGCTTTTCAGCAACAAAACAAACAGGTTCAACGCTAATTGTGTACGTCGCATCAAATGCTTGAAATGTAGGGCCTTGAGGGCAAACGCCATCGGTCGGAAAAATGCTGGCAGGCGTAAAATTTAGATTGACTTCTTCTTTGGGAATAACAAGATCAACGTCACTTGCAGAATCAGGTTGTTTGTCGCAGGCCATGACGTCTGGATTTTGAACACAGAAATCAGTTGATGAAGCATCTTTTGGTTTATCGTCATCATCGTTTGTTGTTTCAGTGTCTTCAGTGACGGTTTGAACCGTTTCGTCACCGTCATAATTGTTTATTGTTGTATAAACATTCGTGACGTTATTGTTTGTTGTGAATTTATAATTGCGCTGTTCTGCCTGGCCGGTGACTGGGTTGCGATATGGGACTGACTGGGCTGTAGTGCCAGTTGGAACAGTTGTTAATACGGTAGCACCGTCGGGCAGTGAATTTGCTGATGGTTTAGAGGCATTAACAAATGGTGACGGGTCAGCAGCAGAATCAAGAACAGGGCCGATGATTGCATCGAATTGCTCTTGTGTTAGTTCAGAAGTACCAGAGCCAGGGAAAATATTTAAAGAAGTAAGATTGCGTACATCGCCATCTTTGATATATGAAGCATACCAATATTGCCAGCCGGGTTTATTAATAGAATCAAACTTATAACCAATCCAACCAATAGAATCAGGGACAAAGGTACTTGCAAAAGCAGTGTATTGAGACTGAATAGATTCAATAGAATTAGAATAAACAACAATATCAGGTTGTTCGAAAGCTCGATATTTACCGACATAAGAATATTTAATGCCAAAACCTTCGCATTTTTCTTGTGCGCCAGCTTGGCACTGTAAATCCTTCATCCATTCATAACCTTTGTCAGCAAGGTAGGGCAAAACTAAACCAGCAGCAACACCACCCCAACCGCCGCCAAGTTTCTTGAACTTCTTCGCATTTTTTAAAAGACCCTGAAGGACATTTGAACGCGGCACTGTAATACGATTATCGACAGGTAAATTTCCCTTACCCCGAACAGAGAAACCATCCATAGCTTCTCGGAATTGAGTATTAAACCTTTGTGATTCAGAAACGTAATGCGAACCCTTCTCATATTGATAACGTGCAGGATCCATAGTTTTTGTAACGCTATCTTTAACAGAAATATTAGAACCGCGAATTTCCGCATCAGCGCAAGCTATACTAGAGCAAATCAATAGTATCGATAAAAATAGACTGCGGGTGATAAACATGACATTTTTTCACTTTGAAATCAAATATCAAAGTTGAGTTGTCAGGAAAAAGAATTTCTAAACGCCGCTGATTAGGGTCAAACCGATTAAAAAAATTGTAAAAAAGATTCGGATTGAGTTTTTCAGCAACTAAAAAATTCTTTCTCTTCATTTCACGATAAAAAATAACAGCATAAGGTAAATCCTTATATATAAAACTTGTCATTTTCATCTGATACAACTCAGCTTCACTAATAAGCATCTTGAATTCCTTTTGTGAACGTTCGTAAACACAAGGAATTTAACATGCTAATCAACGAAACAAAAGACAGCAGACCAGCATTGCACCAAAGCCATACAACAACCAAAAATCAATCATCACCACTCCCGCCAATTTCGCCCAATGTTTCAATCAGCTTTTTTGCAGCCTTGAAAAAGAAAACAATCATAAAAAGACCAAGAATCGGTGCACCGATAATAAAACCTTGGGTAATTTGTTCAGCTTGACTACATTCAGGAAAACTCAATTCAATAACTTGCCCATTTAATTCCCAAGAATGGCCATTTTTTACAGGTCGTAAAATTTGACCGTCTTGGGATATGGTAGGGGGCAGTTGAGAAAGCATGTAATCATGCGCAGCTTCAGATGTTTCAAAACATTGCATACCTATGCGAAAACCCATATTGCCCCCAAGATTTAACGTGCGGTTTTAACCATGCCAAAGGCCATTCGGAAGCCTTGAATCAGCACAACAACAGACAATACAGCCGCGCCAATCGCAGAAATCATAATTGCAAATTTTGCAATCTCAGTCGCAGCATTAGTGCCAATGTCAGAAATATCACCCACAGCGGCCATAGACATGGCAGACATAGCCGCAAGCCCCAAACCAGCGGCAGCTTGCTGTACACGACGAGGCGCATATTTTTTAGCAGCGTTCATCAGTTTCATAACGTTTCCTTTAAGTAAGAGGGCGGCTAAGAGAAGGTAATCAGGCCGCCGCCCCATGAGCCTGAATTTTGTCAGCCGAAAACAAAAACCGTGGCAGTACCCAAAATAACTAAAAAGAAGATCAAAAAACCTAAACTTATTTTCATGCTCAATGGCATTTTGTTTTGCATATTAGAAATCTCCAGTTTCAAAAAATGCAGTTACAGAAAACTGCCCCCCGCACTCTTCTATACCCGCTTGAAAAGCGTCTTCACGAGTGTCATACCGTCCAGCGCTTTTTAGGTAAGGCGTCTGGCCAATATCACCGTTAGGGTCAGGACACAGAAACTCAAAAGTGTCCAAATCCTGAACAATAAAGCGCTGAACGTAATCCATTATTTAACCCTTTGCAGTCGGCAACTTCACATCTTTCAAAATGGAAGTTTGTTTACCAGCGCCATTTGTGGTGCGCTCAAAAAGTACATCAGCATTTGTTGGAAATTGAACGCCGTTAAAACGACCGAAATTGATTGACGAACCAAACTTGATTTTGGCAACACCAAAACCAGTTGCATTACCTGTTTCGTCATTGAATTTGGTTGCAATAAATACCGTGCAGGTATCAATTTTTGAACCTTCAATTTCGCCTTGAAATTTAGTAACGCCCATAATGATGGCGCGCTCATAAGCTGGCTGGCTGATACTGTTGAAATCCATTTCAAAACCCTTTCACTATTGTATTGTTTAAATTTCTGCTAATTTCTTCGGCTTCTTCAGCCATTTCTTGCCTTACTTCAAAATCAGTTTTATCGACTGGAAAAAAACGCCGCCTATGGTCAAAATTAGGGGACAAAGATGGTAGGTTGACCATGCCAAAATCATCTTCAAGAGGGGCAATGTATTCATGTAAATAAACCTCTTGCGCTTTATCAGCATCATATTGTTCAGGCATCAATCCATTTGGATATTTACCGTCATCAGCTTTGAGCATTTGGCAAATTTCGTCAGGTGCTTTGCCTATATCTAAAAGAAAATTCATCAAACGCCCGACTTGGTTTTTCGCGTGAAAAATACGTTGGTCAAAAGTCAAATTCACGGTTTGGCTTTTGGTTTCAATGCGCTGAACAGCGCAGTCAAAGATAGAAGCACCGATAGGATATGCACCTGTTAAAAATTCGCCTGGCTTTTGCAAAATAGCCAATGGAACGTGATGGGTTTTAGTAGCGCGGAACTCAGTTTCAAAACGAACCCACTTAGAATCTTTATCCCCAAATGCCCGCCCTTTTTCATAAATTCGGGTGAATTTGGCATTACCACGACGGCCGACATAGAAAGTTTTGCCCGTGAAATCTTCTTCACGCCAAGCAGCACCCACACATTCAGACTTTGGACGCATATTCTTACAGTCAAATAAACCATGATCATGATCGACCATTGCGCGCTCAGGGCTGTATTCACCATTAAAAAAATCGTGAGCAACATCAACGCGAGTAATGTTTGGACGAATTGCAAGTTTGAGAAAAGCATAAAGACGAGATTCCCAACCTTCTTTAGCAGCTTGACAACCCGTGCCATTCAGCTCAATGAGAATTGTGTCACGTTGACCACCATAATGAAGTTTTCCGTACTCAATACCAGACGGGCCTAAGTGATAGCATGAGTCATAGAAAAACTTGCCCTTAAACGGCAAACGCTCGGTGACACCGAACCCGAAAATCGCCATCAAGATTTCACTGTAAGCACAAATAAAGTCAGTATCGGATATCAGCGGATAACCGAGATGTTTTGTCAATGTGGTTTCATGAATTGTGAACGTTAACTGGTCAATGAGTGCTGCATCAGATAAACCACGACGCAAGGGAATTTCAATCAAACGCCCCTTATCGTCAGTTACCGTGGTTTTGAAATATTCATATTTCTTAATTTCTTCAGCAGCAAATAGCGAAAATAATTTTTCGTCCGTACCCTTTGAGCTAAGGGGTGTATTTTCGTCCCCCCCTGTTAGCCTAGGGGGGGCATCAACAGCCGCGCCAGTATCGCGCGTCGTCGCAAGCTCCGCCGCGCTTCCTGTCGCGGCTGTTGATTTTTGAAGTTTCAGCGAGTTGATAGACATTACGCTTTACGCCCAAAGTGAATTGAGCACTTGCCATAGCGCAAGAAATAACGAATAGCAGCGTCTTTTTGACTTGACTCTTCAGGGCGGAAGAAACGCGTTTCGTGATCAATACCACGGATTGAAAAAACAGCTTGAATACTGGTACCCAAACGACTAACGACAACTTTACGATCTTGAGTTTCAATACGTTCAATGAATTGGGGCTGAAATAGATTCATCGTTGCCCCACTGATTCATCATAAAATGGAAAGTTAGTCAGTTTTGATAACTCACGAAGTTCATGACGAGCGCCATTTAAAGACTTAGCAACGATAATTTGATTAGAATGAACAGAATTAATAGGGTGACGCGTTAAGAAATAAGCAGCAGAAAAACCACCAACTTGGCCATCACGCAAAACAAAACATGGATATTCACGAACAAACATAAAAAGCCCCTTCTCTTGGCAAAAGGGGCTTTTGTGTTCACCCCTTAGATGGGGTGCAATATATAAGGGCTGCCTGAAAAATTCGGCAGCCTAAAAATGTAGACATCAGTGATCGAGCATACTGGTCTTGCAGCCCACAGCCTGGCACTCACGCAGGCGTTCACGTAACCAGTGGTTGCGTTCTTGTGTTTGGCGCAGGCGGCAGTCCACATTCACGCTTTGGCTGCTTTCGTCACTGGTATCGCATTGTGTGTCGCGTTGCCGTATCCAACGGATTTGAGAGCGTTTCAGCAGGTTTTTTTGATTGGCGTTCAGTTTTTTTTGCAATCGCTGGTAATTTTGATTCAGTTCCGCATCGGCATTGGCATAGATTTTATTGGTGCAGTAAATGTCGTCAAAAGTGTTACGAGTGCGGTCACAATTGTCAGCCCAAGCCAATACGGGCAAAGCACACAAAACCGCGAATAAATATTTGGTGCGCAT